GACCTCGGACAGCAATATCTTAAGTGCATGGAACTTGCTGGTCGATATGCTTATGCAGGAAGGGATTGGGTCTGTTCTCGTGTTGCGAAGATTTTACGCGCAAACATTACCGAAAAAATCCACAATCACCATAACTTTGCCTGGAAAGAACATCATTTTGGTAAAGATCTATGGGTTGTCAGAAAAGGAGCAACACCTGCCTTCCCAGGTCAAAGAGGATTTGTTGGGGGGTCTATGGGAGATATATCAGTCATTTTGGAAGGGCAAGAATCTGAGGTGGGTAGAACTTCCCTTTACTCCACTATACATGGAGCGGGTCGTATCATGGGAAGAAATGCCGCCAAAGGAAAAATCTGCAGAAAAACCGGTCGTCAACTTACCGAAGGACTTGTACGACGTGATGATCACGATTCCTGGATTCGTAAAGCAAATGTCGAATTACGAGGTGGTGGTCTCGACGAATCACCTTACGCCTACAAACGAATAGAATCGGTTTTAGATGCTCACAAAGACACCATCAAGATACTCCATACATTAAAACCGATAGGGGTCTGTATGGCAGATGCGAGAGAATGGGATCCGTATAAGGACTAGAAAAATTCCTTTACATTTAAATAATTATTTCTAGAATCCTTTGCCACTGGAAACGGCATTGGCATGTTTAACGATGCAAATCGATATAAGGAATACGACTTTTGTGAGGCGAGGGGACCTGGTGTAACCTTAAACGATGTAAAGAAATTAATTAAATCTAATAGCTTAAATACCCATATCCTAGCCAGAAGGCTTCATTTCAGATTAGATTATTGCGCTAATATAGTTGAAAAAGCTAATCACATAATATCAGAAAACAGAGAGTTCTTTCATTCATTCAAAGTTTCATTAAAAATAATAAACTTATGGAATTTTTTTAATAAAATAATATTAGAACACTACTTTAAGGCTTATTCTATGGAATATTGTAAAATTAATAGTATCTGGAAGCGTCACGGTTGTTATTTCGATCAATTTGGAAAAGAACGAGGTGATCCTTACTCCCCAGAAATGAAAAAAAAGTTGATAGTAGGGGATTATGCTTGCCCTGAGTTCGCAAATATCCGTAAATGGTCCGTGGATGAGAAGGTAGATGGAACCAATATCCGAATCTTCTATAAAGACGGTAAGGTTAATTTTGGTGGAAGAACCAGTGCTGCTCAACTTCCTTGTCATTTACTTGATTATCTTCAAGAAACATTTACAGACTATGCTTTAAATAAGGCTTTTCCTGCGAAAGAGGAAGAACCATATCCTTCAGTAATCTTATTTGGAGAAGGTTATGGTCCCAAAATTCAGGCTGGAGGGGGCAATTATCGCAAAGATCCAGGATTTATCTTATTTGATGTTGTAATCGGAAATTGGTGGTTAAAGCGTGAAGATGTTAAAATAATAAGTGAGAAGTTAAACATCCCTATGGTTCCCCATATTGGGATTATGACAGAGAATGAAATCGTCGATTTCGTCAAATCCAAGCCCTTAAGCCGCTGTTCCGAGGTTCCACAAATGATGGAAGGCGTCGTTTGTAGATCTGAACCTTTAATGTTGTTCAGAAATGGGCTGCCGATTATGTGGAAATTGAAAACACGCGATCTTTTATGAAATATAAGATGAAAAAAACTCCATTCGATAGATTTTGGGCAAAAGTTCAAAAACAAGAATCTTGTTGGGAATGGATAGGTGCAATAAGAGGTGGTGGATATGGAGCATCAAGTCTTAATGGTAAGGAAATTTCGGCTCATCGATTAAGTTATATTTTGTTTAAAGGTCCAATTCCTGAAGGATTAAACATTTGTCATACTTGTGATAATAGAAAATGTGTAAATCCCATGCATTTAATATGTGAAACTCAATCTTATAATTTGAAGGATTGTTATTCTAAGAAAAGAAGGAGTCCTTTATTTAGAAAATTGAATGAAAATCAAGTAGATGAAATTATTTACAAAAAACAAAATGGTAAAACTTACAGGGAATTAGCCAAAGAATATAATGTTGATAGCAAATGCATATTTATGATTGTTAAAAACAAAACGTATGTGAGGGCTGCATGACATACCCATTCTTAAGACCCAATGACACATCAACAGGTGGCGCAGGTGGGGGAGGAACAGGCGGCTATGCCAACGGCGTAGGCAAAGTATCTATACAAGATCCTCCAAGACCTAGACCCTTTCCGTGGCCATTACCATATTCCGCTACACAAGGCGCTGTAGGTGGTGCTGGAGGCCGTGGAACGGTTCAAGTTCCTAAACCTGCCTGGTATCAGCCATTTCAGCCCTACTTCCCTTATGCGGTCCCAGATCAATATTATAGAGGATTGCCGACTAATCCATTGAGGATGTGATGGTGAAATTTAAAAAATATAAGAACCTTAAGTGCGAGAAATGCGGAGATCCTAAAATTGGTCACTATACAAATGGAATGCCGAAAGAATTCTATTGTTTGCCAGACGGTAATTTTATCTTTATATTCTTATGCGAAGAATGCTCTTTCAGATACTACGATTCAAATCGGATGAAAATAGCAAATGACTAAGGAAAATCAATTAGAAAAAGATGAACCCGAATATCTCTCAATTTTAAGAGATGCTCTACCTAGAGCAACAAAAAGATTAATAGAGCTAACCTCTTCGAAAGATCCGAAAATAGCATATAGAGCTTCAATTTATTTAATGCGATTAGGGAAAAAATTTAAAATAAATGACTAAAGGCACCGTTTCCATCCAAAGACCCCCATCTCCCGTCCCTAGATCTCCTATGAGCCCTATTGGGGTTCAGAGTCCATTTATCCCTTACCCTCGGATTCCTTATCCAACAGGTCAAGTACCCCCAGTTAATAATAAAACCCCAGGAACTTAATATGAATGTCTCGTTCGTTTTAGTATTTATCGTCTTTTTAATCCTTAAACTCACAAATGTGATCGCATGGTCATGGATTTGGGTTACATCTCCTTTATGGATAGGTGCTGGAATAGCAATAACAGCACTTCTTTTAGTTCTTTTTGGATTAGCAATAGCAACCCCTTTTGCATGTAAATATAAAAAAAGTGCTTAAATTAATTCTTATTTGTTTTATAATGGGGTTTAGCAGTTGTACCACGTATACTATTACTATGGTACAGTCTAAGGGATCTCCCTCAGATTTGATAGATGAGATTCAATCTCCATCTACAAACGTAAACCCCAATATCTCCGTTCCTACCTCTTTGATTCCTTAAATTTGGCTTAGTTTAAGCCATTTCCCCTGAGCATAATTAATGTCATCTAGAGCTCTCGCTCCCCCTAAATATTCTGCCGACGCCTCAGATTTCTTATCTGACTATAGAAAAGCCATTAGAAATGACCCTAGACTTGCGCAATATCAATACATCGTAGAAGAGTTTAATCAGTCTTATGAACGAGACTACATGCTCCTTAATACCTTCTACGCCGAAGCATATAAGGATTTAAGTTATTACCTGGGCAATCAGTGGAGTTTAGAGGAGTTAGCTTACCTCAATAACCAGAGACGCTCTAGCTTCACGTACAACAAGATTCGAAGAATCATTGCTCTTCTCTCTGGTTTGCAGAGAAAGAACCGGCTTGCAAGCATCGTAAGGCCTGTAGAAGGATCCTCAGAGGAAACCGCAGAGATCTTAAATGACACTCTGCAACACGTCATGAAATCCTCCAAAGGATATGAGTATATTAGTCAAGCCTTCAAAGGAGCTCTAACCACAGGGATTACCTTCCTCTCGCCGTGGATCGATTATCGAGATGATCCAATCAACGGCGATATCAAAATTCACATGGATGAATGGAACGCAGTATGCTGGGATCCGTTCATGACCAAGAAATCGCTCGAAGACTGCTCTCATATATCTAGACGTAAGTTTCTTTCTATTCCTGAAGTAATCTCCCTTATCCCTGAAAAAGAGGATGTGATAAAGAGACTGCCATACGGCAATAGAGACGACAAGTTCACCTATTTGCCTTACGCAAGGCAATGGGGTCAGCAAAAGCTTCAGAACTACACGGAATATTGGCGAGCTAAATGGGAGAATAAAGATGTTCTTGTTGACATGGAGACCGGCGAGACAAGACAGTGGAAAGGGGACAAAAACCGTTTACGTCTGTACCGTGAACTATTTCCACAAGTTGAAGTTATTAAGAAACCGGTTAGAAGCGTTGAATTGGGGATCATTGTAGAAGGAGAACTTCTAAGTTACACAAAAGACCCTGGCGGACTTAACGATTATCCCTTTGTCCCTTTCACCGCGATATGGGAACCCTCCTACGACCTATATTCGTGGAATATGCAGTCTATCGTAAGACTAGTACGTGACCCTCAGACCGAGTTGAATAAACGTCGCTCGGCGATGATTCAAAGTATAGATTCTCAACTAAATTCAGGATGGATTGCCAAAACTAACAGCGTTAGTAACCCCACATCCCTCTATAAATCTGGATACGGCGGACAAGTCATTTTCTTGAAGCCAGAGGCTCAGATGACTGATATCCAGAGAATCGAACCGACGGGAATCCATCCTTCTCTCTTTCAGCTAGAGCAGGAATTTGAAAAGGACATGATGGAAACTGTAGCGGTTAACCCCGAACAGTTTGGAATGGCTGAAAATGACAAGGTAGAAACAGCAGGAATCTTAGCTAAATCACGCCTTTCTGCAGGACTTGTGAGCCAGCAAGATCTTTTAGATAGCCTTTCAGAGTCTCAAGAGATCTTAAGCGAGAAGTGTCTGAAGCTTATCCAGCTGAACTATTCACCTGAGAAGATACAACTAATAACTAAAAAGAGGCCCACAGATGAAATATTTAGCAAAACTTTTTCGAAATATAACATCGTGGTTGAAGAAGGTGTTCTCACTGATACCCAGCAACAAAACGAATTCCTCCAAAGAACAGCCTTAAGAACAATGGGCATCAATATCACTGATGCCGAGATTATCGAGTCAAGCAACCTCCACGATAAGAAGAAAATCCAAGAAAGAATGCAGAAAGAAGCCCAAGCAGCTCAACAGTCCCAACAGATGCAAGAGCAGCTTCTCATGCAGAATCAAGCTACAGTTACTCGGGCGGTTGATTCTAAATCTAATGCTGAGGATTCCTTAGCCAATGAACGTACCGCTAAAATCCAATTAGATAAAGCTTTAAACGCTGAAAGAATAGCTCGAGCTCAAGAAGACCGCACTGCAGGAGTTTTAAACATCATTAAAGCGATGAAAGAACTTGAAGGTATTGATGTAGAGACTATGGATAAAAGAGTTGAAACAATACTTGCTTTAGAAGCCGGACAGAAAGAAAAAGAAACCAAGTCCGCGTCTGCAGCCTAAACTTAAACAGTGAGTGAATCAATGAACTATAAAGAGGGACCTCATCCCGAACCTGAAGAATCATATAGCCGTCAACTAGATAGAATGGTTTGTGAGCAAGAGAAGCCTTATGGCTATACTTCTTCACCTCCTCCAGCTGATTCAGGCGACTTTAATACATATCAATACGATCAGAAGTATGGAGCAAAGCGTGGCTAAGAATTTTATTAAGGGAGCTATCAAGCATCCCGGAGCATTAAGAGCTGAACTTCATGCTAAAAAAGGCAAGCCTATACCAGAAAAGAAACTGGCTGCAGCTGCAAAGAAACCCGGGAAATTAGGGCAAAGAGCCCGTTTTGCGGAAACTTTAAAATCAATGAACAAAAAGTAAGAGGACAAAATGTCTATCTATAAGAATGAAGTAGAAAAACCTTCTCCTCCATCTCAAGGAACTATGGAAAGGGGAATGGGATGCATGGAGTGGAAACCCGATGCAGATCCTATTGTCTATGGCCAAGCTTCCGCAGAGGGATGTAGGTCAGATGAAGGTAAGATTATGTCTCAGATGAAAAACTACCACTGGGATTAATCTATGTCAGTTGAAATAGGTGAAGCGCGTGAAGCATGGGGTAAAGACGTAGTACAGATGGTATTCGACTTTGCCAACAAAATGAGTAAAGTAAGACGCCCCTTCTATGTAGTTTATGCTTGTAAAGAAGACAAGGGAATGAGCAATAAGCTCGGAAAACCTGCCTTTAAGCAAGCAATCAAAGCATACCACAAAAGACCCCCAGCAATCTTGGGGATATTGGTTTGGTACGTCAACCATAAAACAAGCGAATTCAGGTTCTGTCCAGAACTATCTGCTCCGCCAGACGTGCCCCTTGATCCAGCTCTTCTATCTACAAAGTCGGAAGACTCTTCAGATAGAGTTGCAGCTCAAGGTGAGAAGCTTAAAGCAATCATTTCTTAAAAATCGGGCGTAATTCGGTAGCCGCCATCCCATAGGAAATCCATGTCAACAGATATTGATATAAAGAATTATTCGGGCGAGATATTAGACGATTCAGCCGCCGTGAATCAACAACAAGTAGATATAAACTCCTATCTTAACGAATCACAGGATGCACCCTTTGCTCAACCAGCTAAAGAACCTGCCTTAGAAGCACAACCTTTAGCTCCCGAGCCAGTTGCAAATCCACAATCTGAGAACTTCAGATTGCTTCGAGAAGAAGTTGATCGACTTAAGGCAGAAAGAGCGCAGGAAAAGCGAGATTATCAAGCTCAGATAGATATGTTGAGGGCGAATGCACCTCAAAAGCATGTAGAACCACAGCCAGCTAGAAAGATGTTTGACAACATGCAAGACAGTGATGTCCCAAGTGTAGCTGACATTCGAAGCGAGTGGAATACGCGAGAACAAGCATATCAATCAAGGCTCGATGAACTAGAGTTTCAAGTAAAGCACTCTGACTACCATGAAGTAATAGAAAAGTATGCAAGGCCTTTGGCTCAAAGCGATCCTTTCTTCATAGAGAATCTTAAAAGGTCGGTAAATCCAGCCCAATACGCTTATAGCCAGGGGAAATATCAACAACGTCTCCAAGAGGCAGAAAACCTCCTCAAAACTCAACAAGCACAACCAGCAAACCCTACAGCACAACGAATCATAGAAAATGCCCGTAAGCCTGGGACTTTATCTCAAGCAGGTGGCCAATCTACTTTAAGTCAAGCTGACTATTTTGCATCCATGTCCGATGCTGAGTTTATGAAAATGGCAAACAGAAACCTTGAGGGGATATAATTTAGAGTATGAAAAATGGCAATTACAGGACTAACCCAGTTGCCTCCAGAGGTTCGAACCTACTTCGATAGGCTTCTCCTCACGCTTGCAAGACCATACTTCATTTACGACTTATTCGCACAGAAACGTCAAATTCCGATGAATTCTGGAGATCAGTCTGTATTTAGACGATATGGAACGCTTACAGCGGCAACAGTCCCATTAACAGATGGCCAGACGCCTCCAGGCGATCAGCTTTCTGTCACAGACTTCAAAGCACAAATTCAGTGGTATGGCTCTTTTGTCACGATCACCGATCAGGTCCAGTACGTCGTGCAGGATAGAGTGCTTAATG